CCTGGGCCGCCGCCAGGGCCGCCGCCAGGGCCGCCGCCAGGGACGCCGCCAGGGACGCCGCCGGGGACGCCGCCAGGGACGCCGCCGGGGGCGCCGCCAGGGGCGCCGCCAGGGGCGCCGCCTGGGACGCCCTGAAGCCTACCACGCTGACCCTCCAGGCGTCTGCCCTGGAACTCATCGAGCGCATGTGCGCGCTCACTGATGAAGGGATCGCCTGATGTCTCCTACGGAGCAGAACCCGGAAGTCAGTGCGGCGGGAGACTTCGGTTCGCGTTCATCCCAGAGCAGCGGCGACGTCAGTGCGGCGCCCGCTCCGCTTGAGCGCCCCGATGTGCCTGACCCTAACCGCTGGCTTGGCAAGATCATCCGCGCTGAGTTCGGCTTCGGCGGCTACGACGACGCCCAATTCGGCCTGACGCTCACCTTCGAGGGCGGCTACGGCACCACGTACTTCGTTGGCACGTGGGCGACGCGGCCCGACTGGGTTGGGTGGACGGTCGAGCAACAGCGCGGCCACTTCGCCGATGCGGTCGAAAAGCTCCGCGACACCCTGTTGGCAGCCAAGAAGAAGCACGTCGCCGAACTCGTCGGTATTCCGGTCGAGGTCACCTGCGAGAACTTCGCGCTCAAGAGCTGGCGCGTGCTCACGGAGGTTCTGTGATGCCCCGCGACACCCACACCCCCGCATCAGCGTCCGCCCCGATCTCTCTCTCAGACCTCTGTGTCGCCTGTCGGGGAGTTGGGTCTACGCCTTCGTGGCCGGTCTGTTTCAATTGCGGCGGCGAGGGGATCGAGCCTCCGCTTCCGACCATCAGCTTCGAGGAAATGGCTATCCGGGAAGACAACGAACGGCATCCGCAAGGAAGACCGCTCTGTACTTGGAACATAGACACGAGGGGGGACTGATGACTGGTTGCGCGTGCGTCTCTGAGGTCAACAACCACCTTCGGGGCCACAACTCCGCACTGATTACGACCATGTTCGCACAGCCTGAGCGCGTCGTCATCACCACGACGAAGGTGAACGATCGCCAGCGCGGCAAGCCCGTCCCGATGATCGCGACTTACTGCCCGTTCTGCGGCCAAGCAATCTGGCCGAGTTCCACGACCCGGACGGCGCCTCCGGCCACTTCGAAGGCTACGTCGAGGAGGCCGCTGAGATGATCACCCGACTCCGAGCGCGCGGCTTCCGCATCGTGCGGGTCGCCTCAGGAACACAAACCAAGAGCGGATCATGAGATTGGATATGGGGCATACGTCTGACTGCGCGGTTCACAACGCTCCCGCCTATGAGCCCGGCGAGTGCGATTGCGGCGCCTCCGAAGTGCTGCGCTGGAAGCTGATCGCCAGCAACCTGCTGGAGGCGCTGAAGGCGACCTTCGAGCTGATGATCGACTACCAGGCGCTCTGTGAACAGGGCGGTTGGCCAGCAACCGCCAGCAGCGTGCGCGCTACTCGCCGCCGGGTGCAAGAGGCCGTCCGCGCCGCCGAAGCCGCCGCTTCCCCTCCGATGTGCGGAGTCGAGCCGTGAACCGCTGCCCGAACACCATCCGCGGCGATCATCGCTTCGAGGCCAGGTATGACACCTCGGCCGCCAAGCTGAGCCAGCTCTCCAGCTTCAGAATCGATGGCATCGATGCCGCCGGCATTCTCCGTCAGATGCGCGACGTGACCTACGTCCGCGATGTCTGCGTGCGATGCGGCGAAGTGATCGAACGTGACGGGCAAGCGGAGCGGCCCGCGCAGGAGAACACCGGAGAGCAACAATGATCGAGAGATTCACTTGCTCAGGCGGCTCGATCCTCGATTGGGCCTTTCCCGTTCCTCGCGAGATCACGCTCGAGGAAGCCGAACAGCTCGCCCGCACCTGGTTCGAGGAATATCGCAAGGCCAGGGACGCCGGCCAGTACGCCAAGGCCGAGGTCTTCGGACGTGACGCCTGGAGCGCGGCTCGGGCGGCTTTCCACGCAAACCGCTGGATCAGATGCGCGAGGGCGGCATGAGCATCACCAACTACTACGTGGACGTGGACGGGCGGACTTACCGCGTCGCTCTTTCTGGATCCGGCCGCGCGATGATCGTCGTTCGTCGCAGCCATGACGGCAAGGACACCGGGCGGCCGCTAGTTCTGTCGGGCAAGACCGCCACACGCGCCATTACCGCCGCTCACAGCCAGGCGAGAGAAGCTTTGAGGAGAGAAACCCATGCCTAAGACAAGGCTCTACAATCCCGACCGTGATGCGATCACCCGCGCGATCCTGGCGCATCGGTTCGATCCAGTGTTCGCCACCCTAGACCAAGCCGGCAACCGGCTGGCCGACGAGGTTCGCCGAAGGGCTTACGGCGCGTTCCTCAAGACGATGGAGAGCGCCCCCAAGGGGGCCTTCGCCACCACAAGCGCCATTCGGGTAAACGTCGCCGGCAAGAAGATCGGCCTGAGCTTTGGTCCGAAGGCCGAAGAGCGCATTTTCTACGCTCACCAGTACGGCGAGCTTCTGTCCCTCCCCGATACCGACGATCTCGGCCAGCGCGTGCTTGCGAACGCGGAAGCCAAAGAGGCCGCCAAGAAAGAGCGCGACACGCTGAAGCAGACGACGCGCGCGATGTTGGAGAACTTTACCACCTTCGACGCGCTGCTGGAAGCATGGCCTGAGGCCGAGCGCTTCATTACTCACCGATGGCGCGAGCGCGGCAACTACATCGCCAACGTGCCGGTGATCGCGCTCAAGCAGCTCACCGAAAAGCTCGACCTACCGCCGGATGAGGCTTCGTCGGAAAGCGAGGCCGCCTGATGATCAGCATATCCCCCGACCTCAGCATCACCGCCCAAAGCGTCTCCGCAAAGGTCAAGCAGCTCCAGGTGACTCTCACTGGCGTCACCACTGAAGTCCAGTTGGAGAAGTGCGACCAGCTCATCGCGGACGCCGAGGAGGACTTGCGGTCCCTAAGACGCAGCCTCTGGAGGCTGAAGGTCCAGAAGCCCTTCATGGAGTTAGCGAGATGAACGCAGTCGTTCAGACCGTCGAAGAACGCGGCGTGGTGGCCGCTGACGCTGGCTCGATCATGGCGATCATCGATCGGGCCGCCCGCGATCCCAACACCGACATGGACAAGCTGGAGCGCCTGCTTGGCATGTACGAGCGGATCACCGCGCGCCAGGCCGTCCAGTCCTACACCGAGGCGATGAGCGCGGCCCAGGCCGAGATGACCCGCGTCGCCACCGACGCCAACAACCCGCAGACCAAGAGCCGCTACGCGACGTATGCGGCCCTGGATCGGGAGCTTCGGCCGACCTACACCAAGCATGGCTTCGCGCTGAGCTTCGGAACCGCCGAGGGCGGGCCGCCTGAGCACGTCCGGGTAACCTGCACGGTAGCACACCGCGACGGCCACGCCGAGCGCTTCCACATCGACATGCCGGCGGACGGCAAGGGCGCCAAGGGCGGCGACGTGATGACCAAGACGCACGCCACCGGCGCGGCCATGTCCTACGGCCAGCGCTACCTGCTGCGGGCGATCTTCAACATCGCGGTCGGCGACGACAAGGACGGCAACGCCTACCACGCCCGCGAGCAAAGCGGCGCCAGCGAGGCGGCCATGGCCGCCATCAACGCCTGCGAAACCCTCGCCGACCTGAAGACCTGGAAGGTGAAGAACGCCGACAGCCTTTCCAAGCTGGAAGGCGCCGAAGCTGACGAGATCGTGCGCCTGTTCAATCGCCGCGTCGAAGCCCTGAAGGCCCGCCAATGATCCAAGGCTCGCCAGAGTGGCATCAGGCAAGGCTCGGCAAGCTGACGGCTTCGCGGCTCCCCGATGCCCTCGCCAAGATCAAGACCGGCTGGGGCGCGTCCAGGGCCAACCTCATGGCCGCGCTGCTGGTCGAGCGCCTGACCGGCCAGCCCGAGGAGACCTACGTCAACCCGGCCATGCTGTGGGGCATCGAGGTTGAGCCGCAGGCGTGCGACGCCTACGCCTTCCACACCGACGCCGAGCTGACCGAGGCCGGCTTCGTGGATCATCCGACGATCGCCATGTCCGGCGCCAGCCCTGACCGCTTTGTCGGCGACGACGGGCTGCTGGAGGTCAAGTGTCCGCTGACGGCCACGCATCTCGATACGCTCATGGGCCAGGCCGTCCCCGGCCGCTACCTGACGCAGATCGGCTGGCAACTGGCCTGCACCGGCCGGGCCTGGTGCGACTTCGTTTCCTACGATCCGCGGCTCCCCTGGAACATGCGCCTGTTCGTCAAGCGCGTTCATCGGGACAACGACTTCATCGCGGAGTTGGAGCGCGAGGCCGCGATCTTCCTCGCCGAGCTCGACGCCAAGATGGCGCGGCTGACCGAAGCGACCGCGAGGGCCGCATGACCACCTTTCAGGCCATATGGGAAAACGGGCTCCTGCGCCCGCTCCAGCGCTTCCACAACGTGCTCGCCGCCGAGTTCGGCGATGGCGAGGTCGTGACGCTGGAACGCCGCGAGGAGCGCTCAGGCCCAAGTCACAATCACTATTTCGCGTCGGTCAACGAGGCGTGGAAGAACCTGCCCGAGCACATGGCCGAGCGCTGGCCTACCGCCGACCATCTGCGCAAGTGGGCGCTGATCAAGGCTGGGTACCGGGACGAGCGCTCGATCGTATGCGCCTCCAAGGCCGAGGCGTCGCGCGTGGCGGCCTTCATCCGCCCGATGGATGAGTATGCCGTCGTCACCGTCCGCGAGGCTGTGGTGACCGCCTACACGGCCAAGAGCCAGTCCATGAAGGCGATGGGCAAGCAGGACTTCCAGGCCAGCAAGGACGCCGTGCTCGGCATCGTGTCCGAACTGCTGGGCGTCACACCCGATCAGCTTCGGAAGGCCGCCTGATGTCCGCCTCACGCATGGATCAGCCGCTGGTAAGGGAGGCGGTGGAACTACATGAGCGCAAGCCGCTGACGCAGCATGACGCCTGCCCGGTCTGCCGGGCGCCCCTAGTGCTCGTCATCAATGAGGTGGATGTCTGCGAGCCGATGATCGACGAGCACATCCTGCCCCTCTGGCTCGGCGGCTCCAACGATCTCAGCAACCGGGCGCTCTACTGCATTCCATGCGCTCGGGCCAAGACCAAGCGCGAGGCGACCGAGCGGGGCAAGGTGCTCCGCCTCGCCAGAGACGCCGATCCCTCCACCCGGCGCCAGCCGATCCGCAAGCTGCGGGGCAGAGGCTTTCCAAAGGACCCGCTGAGGCCATGAGCGAACACGGCTCTTGCCCCGCTTGTGGCACCGACCTGAACGGCGGCTTGATTTGGGAGACGCTGCGCGAGACGCGGAGCGAGGAGGAGGCCGACCGGGTAGCCGCCCAGCTCTACGGCGCCACCCGCACAAGCGGCCACTGGGGCCGGGAAATCGGCACCTATGACGTCGGCCTAGATCGCGTCGTCGCCTGGCGCTGTCCCGACTGCGGCCATCAATGGGAGCGCGATGCGGAGCAATCGCGCCGCACAGACGCTCCAAGTACTCCGGGACAAACTACAAACCTCCAGGACCCCAAATGATGTCAGCCAACCCCTCCCGATTGAGGGAAAAGCTAGCCGGCTGGTACTCGGTCGCGAGGCCCGGCTGGACGTATCCGCTAGGCCGCGAGCACGTCGGCGAATTGCTCTCCACCCTCGACCGCCAACAAGCGGTCCTGAGGGAAGCCGAGCCCAAGCTGGCGACGATGGCTGAGGCGACAGGCTCAGGCGAGGTCCAGGCCGTCTTGCTCAAGGTCAGAGCCGCCCTCTCCCTCCTAGAGAGCGAACCGCAAGCATCTACTGACTGAGGGATGGAGGAGATTATGAAATCCCGGAGCCCTTCAACGACTGTCAGTGCGGCGCCACGCTCCGCTGAGCGCCCCAAAGTCTCGGTTGACATTCCAGAAAGATGTGATATAATTGTCGCACCCGAGGTTTGCGGCTTCGGGTGCTATTTGACAATCAAATCACATGGAGTGGACAATGATCTACACGCGTTTCGGAACGCCCGTCAAGCTTCTTACTTGCGAGGCGGTCATGGAGACCAGCCGCGACGGCAAGCACGAGTACATTCAGTTCTACGTGACTGCCGAGCAATCTGGCCCGAGCATCGGAGCTCGGCCGGACGACAAGACGGATCGCATCGGCAGGCCGATCCTCGATGGCAAGCAGTTCCCGACTTACGAGCTGAAGGCGGACGGCGGCCTCGGCGAAATCCTCGATGCTTGCAAAGCCCTCATGCCGGACGCCAACCCGCTGATGTTCGCCTGAGCGCTGAGGTGCGTCGCTCCCGCTCCACGCTCAGAGAGGGAGCGACGCACCGCACAGACCCACTCCGGGATTCCTCCCCAACCCAACCCAGGACCCGACCAATGGGTGAACAAACACCAGATCTCGGCCGCGTTCTCGTCGGCAACCCGCAATGCCCGAAGTGCCGGGCCAACCACCCGGCCACCTGGGACTGTCAGGCAATGATCGAGGATTCCATGAAGCGGGCGTTCAACCAAACACCAGCCCTGAGCCGAGAGGACGTGAAGGGGGCGGTTGAGAGGCTTGGCAATGCCTGCGGCTTCAATCGCGATGGCGGTATGGGCGACGTGCGCGTGCTCAAAGCCGATCTCCGCACCGTCCTAGCTGTCCTCGCCTCTCGCGCCCTAGGGGGCGGGGAGGAGTGGGAACTCACTCACGAAATGCTCGAAGCCGGCATAGCCTCGCTCGGCAGCGACGACGACCGAAGCTCCCCCGAAGTGGTTAGCGACCTGTGGGCCGCCATGATCCAAGCCGCTCCCGGGAAGGAGGGGTAGATGAGCCCGGACGTGCTCACGTTCGGCGAGGTGTGCGGCAGGCTCCGGGTCAGCGACAAGACCTTGCGGGGAATCTTGGAGCGTGGCGAACTGCGCGCCCGCAAGGTCGGCGCACACTGGCGCATTAGATCCGACGATCTCGACGCCTACCTTCGGGGGCCTGAATGTCCGTCTTCAAGCGAGGCGATTTCTGGTGGTACGACTTCACCCTCCGAGACGGCAAGCGCCGCCGCGCCTCCACGAAACAACGTAGTAAGGCTGCGGCGCTCCGCGTTGAAGCGCGCGAGCGCGAGCGGGCCGAGCTGGGCGAAGCACCTGCCCAATTCATACCGACGCTAAAGGAGGCCGCCGATCGCTGGTTCGCTTCCAAGGTGGAAGGACGTAAGTCCGCTTCGACGGTGGCTCTGCGCCTGGAGATCGCCCTTCGCACCTTTGACCCTGACGCTCTCGTTACGGATATCCGTACCCCAGACGTCGAAGACGCCATACAGCGTCGGCGTCTGGAAGTTTCCCGCCAGGGCAAGGTTCCGTCGAACGCGACCGTCAATCGCGACCTTGTTGACACGACGCTACGCCCAATTCTGGGGTATTGCCGGGCCATACTCGAGATACCGTGTCCGGCGATCGATTGGCGGCGCCTGCGTCTCCCTGAGCCTAAGGGACGCACGCGCGATTTCACGGTGGCCGAACTTCACGCGTGGCGGACCGCACTCCCGGTGCATCACCGCCCCGTCTTCGACTTCATTGCCGCCTTCGGCGTCCGCTTGAGCGAAGCCTTCTTTCCCCCCGCCGCCTTCGATCCCGAGACGCGGATCATCACGCTTCGCCAGCGCAAGAACGGCCTGCCGCATGTGCTGACGCTGACGCCGGAGGAGGCGAGGGAGCTTGCAGCTCGGCGGGGGAGAGCGCTCGAAGCAGGCTTGCCGAGCCTCTGGTTTCGGGAGGGTCGGCGGCGTCTTTGGCCGATCACCCCGCGCGGCTTCCAGAATGCCTCCTACAAGGCGCTGAGAGCCGCAGGCGTGGCTGACGCCCGGGCCGTGCATGATCTGCGCCACCACGCGGCGACGGCCTTCCTGAGGCTTCCTGGGGCCACGGCGTTCAGCGTGCAGCAGTTCCTCGGCCATGAGGATATCAAGTCAACCGCCAGGTATGCACACGTCAGCCAAACCGACGTTTACAACATTCGACGGCGCGCCAGCGCCACAAACGCCCGTTTAGACGAGACAGAGGCTAGCGAAAACAGTAAGATAACCGACGAACGCACCGGCACCTAAATCCAGTGCGTCTGCCAGTTCCGCCACATCCGCGCCGAGGGAAAACCCGCGATTTCGCCCTCTGCATCGGCTATTTAGGACGGCAAGCAAGCGAAGGGGAGGGCAGTTGAGCGGAAACGTTTACGGCACACCAGCGACACAATCCGTTTCCGAGTCGTTCGGAGGCTGAATGAGCAAAGAGGCCCGTATGCAAACCGGAAAGCTCGGCTATCGCACGCGTCACTGGAGCGGTCTGCGCTTTGTCGGTGACGCTGACGTTCAGTGGAAACCGGGCGATCGCATCCTCCGCGGACGCGGCTCCTATCGCTTCTTCTACGGGGTCGGCCGACGCAGCAACCGGCGCGCTTTCTATCCAGGTCGCTATTCGCGCTGGTAGCTCTTAATCCCCCGCCACTTACAGACCCATCCAATGGGGAGAGGAAATGAGTTCGGAACTGATTTCGTCGTCAGAGCTTGCGCGAATGCGCCTGCGTCGCCGAATGAAGGCACGCGGCGCTTGGTGGGACTGGAAACACGCCTTCAAAGCTCGGCGCCGGGTGTGGCAAGTCGCTAGACCTCGGACCCTCGAAGTGCGGTCGCTCGAACGGCTTTCCGACTATCTGGATAGGATGGCGGAACGGAGTGACGCCACGCACGATGGTTCAGCTAATCCGGGATGAAGTAAATGCTGCGGGCCGGGCGCTACTCCGGCTCCCACTTAGCCGGCGAGTTAGCGTTGCAAGAACGTCGATACCCCGCCGGGTGGCCCTCCAGGGCGTGTCTGCTTCCACGCCGCCGCAGCGCTGCCGAGTTTAGCCGATTTGGCGCTAAAGTCGCTCAAAATCGAGCGCTAATTCCCGACGATCCTTCCAAGCCTCGCGTTGGCTGAAGAAGCCTGTACGGCTGCTGTCTGAGCGTTCTGAGCCGCCGCTTCGGCTTGCTGATGGTTCAGGTAGTTCGTCACCAGCACCGTCACCCAGGCGGCGATGACGATGCCGATCAGCCATTGCAGCCTTGCCGTCCACCGCTTCACTTCGGTGGTGACGGACTGCACGTCCTGCATCGCAGCTTCGAGTGCGGTCACGCGACGATCTAGCTCCGCGTTTGTGGCCAACGTTGGACACCCGTCATGGATTGCCGAAGTACCAGCCGATGAAAGCGATGAGCCCGATGATCAGCAGGCCGATGCCGAGCATGGTGAGGTCGGGATAGCCGGGTCTGTCGTCGTTCATCGCCTCGCCGCCAGCCAGGGGAGCAGCCACCAGCCGATCATAAAGCCGACGACGACCCCTCCGGAAAGACAGACGACCCCGAAAGCGATCATTGCCCCTGAGCCGCCTTCAGCTTCGACTGCGCCTGCATCTTGTCGTAGATGGAGAACGCGATCGGGACGATGACCATGACCGCGCCGACGAGCTGGTTGGCCTGGTCCTGCGTCGCCCAGCCGTGAACGACGAGAGCCCCGCCCCAGCCGGTCACCACATGGCGCACCACGCCCAACGCGATCTTGCCGATGATGCTTTCCATCGGATTATCCGTTGGCGTTCTTGAAGGCGGTCACGCCCGATTCGATCGCCGCCTTGCCCACAGCGGCGCCGGCCTGGATCGCGGTCACGGCCGCCGCGCCGATTGCGGAGCCGCCAGAGACCGATCCGGCGTATTTCTGGATGGCGGCCTCCACATCCGCGGCGAGGACGCCCAGCGCCCCTTCCAGGGCCGTGCCGGTCCATTCCTCGGCGATGTTGAGCGCGGCCTTGGCGTCGGCCCCCAGCGTGTTCACGGCGGCCTGGACGACCGGATCGGCGGCGACCTGCTGGCCGATGTTGGCGAGCCACTGTTCGGCCTCAGTCACCGCCTCGCCGAAGGTGATCTTGCCGTTGATGAGGGCGCTCAGGATGGACATGCTGGTTCCTTTCAGGGTGGATATGCGGAGGGGTCCAACTGGAAGTGACCCCAGTCGCGAAAGTGACTGGGTACGCCGTCGATCCAGGCTCCGACCGGCTGGCCACCCCACTGGACCTTGATCCCGAGGCGAGCGGCCGAAGCGAGAACCTGGGCGCCGATGAGCCCGAAGACATGGGCCTCCCGACCCGGCGCGAAACTGACCTTGCCGTCTTCCAGAGCGGCCACGTCACAGGCCATGGCGACGTTGCCGTAGCGGGCGTCCGGCAGATGCCGGGAGTGCATCGTCTGGCTGTGGCCGCTCGCCACCGCTTCGGCTTCGGCCTGGAGGGTTCGGAGACCGTAGTCGACCATGAACGGCTGCGGGCTCTGCGAGGCGGCGCGGACGACCTTGGCCAGGTCGGGGTGGACGTGCGCCAGGTTCGCCTCCGAGCGAGCGTCCATCCAGTCGCCTTTCGGTGGAAGGTGTGGTAGAGGCGCTGCCCGTGGAGAAGGTCACGGACGCCAAGTTCAAGGTCATCCGAGAGGCGAACGACGCCCCGAGCCGCTGGCGACTCTCCCTGGGCGTGTTCGCCGTTTACTTCCTGCTTGTCGGGATCCTGACGGAGACCGGGATTATCCGGCCGCAGTCGGCTACGTGGACCGTGATGGTCGCGGCAGGCGGCGCCATAATGGTTGATCTACTGCGTCGGCTGAACAAAGCCTTGGGTCAGCTGTGGCAGCGCGCGCGCCCCGGCTACTACCGCCGGTGCTTTGAGCTGGGGCAGCTGGTTGCGAAGGCCAGCGGCCCACGCCGGCCGAGCCGTTAGCGCCTTCGAGAGCACCTTGCGGCCCGCGTTCGTGTAGGCCACTGTCACCGCAGCGGCCGGAATGCCGGTGGCCGGATGAAGCATCACATGCAGACCGTGGCCCCCGCCTAGGATCATGCCAGCCAGCAAGCCCCGGGTAGCCGTGCCGCTATCGGGAACCGACGACGGCAGCACTTCGGAGCCGGCCGTAGCCAGGTCCTGCATCGTCGCCTTGCCCTGAGCGAAGGCGGCTTTTCTGAGCGATGGATCAGACGCTCTGGCGGCGCCGAGAAGCTGGGAGGGCGTGAAGACGCCGCCTCTGGCCGCCGCGCCCGCGCTTCCGGCCGCACGCTGAAGGACCACGAGTTGCCGCCAGCCCTGGTTGATGGCCGAGAGCTGATCGGCCACCGCCGGGTTGCTGCGGGTCACGAGGTCCCGCAATTCGCCCTGAAGGTCGGCGAGCAGATACCCGAGTTCGCGTTCTCCGGTGGCAGAGGACCCGCGATAGGCTCTCGCCAGCCTGCCGATCTCGGCATCCGCCGACTTCATGGCATCGCCGCTCATAGAAAGGCCGCCGTTCTGGAACGGACGCGCGACCCACTGAGCGACGATGTTGCCGAACTGCTTTTGCTGGGCCTCGGGCAGCATGTCGGCAGCCCGGCCCAGGTTCCTCACGCCGATGGCGAAGTCGGCATCCGGTGCAACGGTGAGGCCGGGCAACACCGCCTCATAAGCATTCGAGAGTTCGGTCGTGGCGTGCTCGACGGCCGATTGTCCGGCCGGAACGTCCTTGGGGAGCGTCTTGCCGATCGGGGCCAGCACCCGATTGACCACGGCGCGGTTGAAGCCCTGGAGACTGCGGCCCTGGGCGGCTTTGATCACGTCACCGACGATCGGAAGGGATGTGGCGGCATCCTCGAGCCGCTTGACTGTCCCGCCCGCGATCTGGCCAGGCGTGAGATCAACGCCTTCCGCCGCGAGCTGCTGGGCTGCCGGCGCGATTTTGGGCGCGATGACAGCGCCGATACGGTTCAGGGCCACATCGCCGAGCTTGCCGCCAACGGCGCCAAGTCCGGCGCTTTCGGCCGTGGCGCGCAGATCGTCGGGATTGTCGGTGTTGAGCGCACCAAAAGCGCCGCCCGCAAGCCAGGGGTTCTTGGTGAGCACACTGATTGGAATGGCCGATGCGGCATTGGCGACAAATTCAGCGACCGGATCAGGAACGATCCCCTTAGCCGCCGCGTCAGCCAGCGCCTGCCGATGTGAGGCGTTCGCTTCGTCAACGGTCGGCAACCCAAGCGCGCCGCCGAGTTGGTCGATCTGCTTGAAGCCCGGCAGCCCGGCCAGCCAGTGAGCGGCGTTATCCAGAGGCTTTTCGAGGCCCGCGGCGATCCCTAGGCCGATGTCCTTGCGCTGCGGCAGGTTGCCGGGCTGCGGGCCTCCCCAAATGTCGCTAATGCTGAGACCCGAGTTCGCGCCCGTCTGTCCCGCGATGAAGGCTGGATTGGCGGAGCCCCGAACGTTGATGACCGTGCCGTTCGGACCCGAACTCGCATCGCTTTGATTGGGATCGCCGCCGCCGATATAGGCGACGTTTCCCGACGCATCGCGCCACCAGGTCGGATGCTGGGGGTCCTGCGTCAGCGTCGGCTGGCCGGTCGGATTCGGCGTGTTGTTCTGGCTGACCGGAGGAGGCCCGGCGCCAAGCTGTGCGGCTTGGTCGGCTGGGATATAGCCCGGATCGCCGTAGTTAGCCGGCAGCGCCGCAAGGGCCGCCATGTTATCCTGCGGCGCGGCCTTCGGGCTGCCCCAGATGTCGTCAATGCTGGGCATGCTATTGGCCTACCGATACGAACGAGCGACCGTTCCACTGGAAGACGCCCTTCGGCGTCTCATAGGCCCGGCCAGGTACAAGCTTGGATGGATCGGGCCGGGAGAGCAGCGGCAGGGGCGCCAGCGTTGGCATAGACTCGCCGAGGTCGTTCTCGCTGAACCCGTGGTCGGTCGCGTACTTCACATCCGCTGCATGCTGTTGCTGCAAGAGGCGCATGTGGCTCTCGCCATAGCTATAGGCTGTCTCCAGCAGTTGCTGAGCGACATTGGCGGGCAGGAAGCCCTTGCCCTGCCACTTGTTGATCTCGCCGATGAACTCGGCCGGCGCGCCGATCTCGCTGAGGAAGGTGTTGAGAACGCTGCCTCTAACCCCGATGCCCGGATTGAAGCTGCGCAGCGCCGTATCGATCGACGCCATCGAGACCGGCGTAGAAGGACCAACGGACTTGATGGCGCCGATGAGGCCGTTGATCGCGGTCGCCGTATTGGCGGCGTTCTTGTAGTTCTCTCCCGTCATGAACTGCTGGCCGCGCTGGCTCATGAGGCTCGGATTGAATGTGCCGTCGCCGCTTACTGGAGTGGCCTCGCCGGTCGCGTTGTTCACCTGGTAGCGCTCGCCAGGCTTTCCGCCCTGAACCTGTGTTCCGTCCTTGATCGAGTAGAGCGGACCGGTGTCACCGACTACATCGCTCCCCGAGAACGTGGTTCCCGGAACCGTGCTGTTGGCTGGCGCCGCGTTCGCAGCGCTGGACGTATCAGGCTGACCGGCCATCGCACGACTGAGTGGCGCCCGGCCGTTCTCGAACTGGAAGATGGCCCCGGCGAGCTTGTTGATCGTGTCCGAGTTCGTCATGTCGAGCGGATCGTTCGGCTTCACGCCGAGCTGGTCTGCGACGAACTTGGTATAGGCCCCCGTGTTGTTGCGTTTGTCGCTTGCCGGCGCCCAGCGGGCGATGATCTTGCCGACCGTGTTCAGCCCGCGCTGACCGTAGCTCTGCAGGTTGGTCGCCGCGGCGCGGATGCCATCGTTCGGATCGCCGAAGATCGCGAAGCCCTGAGCGTCCACGCCCGTCTGGCCCGGCCACATCTGGCCGTTGGGCAAAGCTTTGAGGTTGCCCCAATTGTTGTTGCGGATGCCGCGCGGGCCACCGGTGGGCGTCGCCGTGGGAGCGGCAGCGGCTGGCGCGGGCGCTGTGGTATCCGCCTGCGACGCTGGTTGGCCAATCTGCGAGATGTTGAAGCCGTTGACCGCCGGCGTCGATACGCGCGGCTTCTCGCCCGGCCCCAGCTTATTGAAGATGGAGTAAGTGCCGAGCGGCCCCTTGCGAGTATCGTAAAGGATGCCGTCGCCAGTCTTCACCTCGCCGCTGAGCTGCTGGCCGCCACTGAAGAGATTGCCGCTTGCATCCACCGAGAAGCCCCGGCCTGAGGTCGGGTCAATTCCGGTGACGGGGTTATAGTTGCTATCTCCGGTCGCGCCGTTGATCCCAGCATGTCCGGGCGCGAGATCGTGATAGCCATAGTTCGAGGCGAGCGCCTTGCCGGTCTCCTGCATGTTGAGCAGCGCGGCGCGTTGCTGGTCCTCGGGCAGGTTGGCGATGGCTTGCATCTGCGCCCGGAACCAATTGAGCTGCGCCTGCCGCTGCGCGAGGTTCATCGCGATGCTGGAGGGAACCGCCTTCAGCTCCGAGCCGAGCGCGGAGACGTAGTTGAACGGCAGCATGGCGAGGTCGCCTGCCGCGCCCAGCGCCGTGCGCCCGAGATTGCCGAGGAACGACGGCTGGCCCTGTTGCGGCTGCGCCTGGGGCGCTTGCACCGCGCCCTGGCCGTTGTCGTTCGAGGGAACGAGCACGGGGTTTCCATCGCCGTCCAGGACGATGGTGGCGGCGTTGGTTCCCATCAGACCGGGCATCTCATCCGCCTCCGCCGAACAGGCGCTGCATCAGGGACTGGAACTGCCCCAGCTTGTGCGCGTGGTCGCTCATCGCCGCCATGCCCGGCATCGCCTGCCGGTGGGCGTAGCCAGGTGGAACCGTCGCCTGGGTGAACACCGGCATCTGCCCCGGCCCTGGCTGCACCACAGGCCCGAATGGCACGAGGTCGAGTGGCGGCAGCGGCACGTTCGGAATCGGCACGACGCCCGCCCCAAGGCCAAGGCTTCCCAGGCCGGAGGGTCCACCGCTCATGGGTGGCGCAGAGGGCGGCAGCATGACCTGGCCGCCGGAAGCATCCGCCTGGCCCATGACGTTGCCCTGAGCGTCCACATAGATGGGAGTGCTGGTCGTGCCGAAGAAGCCGGGCATCTAGCCGCCGCCTCCGGCGCCGCCAGCACCGACGTTGAGCGAGATGGGCAGGCCGAAGTTGAAGCCCGACGATTTGCTCGATCCCTTGCTCTGCGATTGGGTGAGCGTCGGATCGCCGGCCAGGCCCAGCGTCTGGTTGCGCAGTTGCTGCACCGCGAAGGCGTACTGTTGCGGGTTGAGGTAGTTGTTCTGGTAGGCCCAATCCAACAGGGCCTGTTGCTGGGCCTGCTTCTGGCTGCCGACCTGTTCTTCGAGGCTCGCCCGCGTGGCCGCGTCGGTGAGCTGCTGTTCGCCCATCGACGCCAAGGTCTGAGCACCGGAGAGTTTCAGCGCTTCGGCCGCTTGCTGGGCCGACTGATTGCTCTGCGCGGCCGAGAGTGCGGCGCCCATGTTCGCAAGGTTCGTCTCGGTCGTGTTGCCGGCGTTGGTCTGCCCGACCGTGAGCGCCGCCCCGAGGTTGCCCTGCTGGGCCTGAAGGTTCCGATCCGCGTCGGCCGCCGCGGTCGCCTGGGCCTGCGTATAGCCGGCCGCCCGAAGGTTGGCGATGGTCTGCGCAAGACCGATCAAGGTCTGGCTGTCGGTGACGCCATTCTCCACTGAAAGCGCATTCCCCCGCCAGGCGCCGAGCTTGGTGGCGTCGGAGGCGTTCTGGTTGCGGGTGAGCGCGATCGAGTTCAGCGCGTTGTTGGTGGTCGCGTCCACCACGTCGTTGGTGTAGGGGTTCAGGTACTTCGACAGGTCCATGTCGCCGACGTTCTGAGCGCTCAGCGTCGGGATGGTGCTGCGGTCGATCAGCCCCGCGCTGGCGGGATTGGCCGAGATCGACATTGGAGTATAGCCGCCGATCGCCTTGGCCGCGTCGATGCCGCTCTGGAGCGTGGAGGCGCCGGTCTGGTTCTTGGCGATGTCCCCCACCATGGAAAACGCCTTCAGCTGCTCGGGGCTGAAGTCGGCCACGTCCGTGCCGGTATAGGGCTGGTAGGTCGGGAAGGTGTTGACGAACTGATTGTAGTTGCCGAGCAGGGCCGCCTTGATGTCGGGATCGAGCGCCTGGGTCGTGGTGCTCTGCTGCTTGGAGGATGATGACTGCTTGCCGAAGCTCATGCCGTGATCTCCTTCAAGAGATAGACCGCCTGCGGCTTGAACCCGAAGGGGGCGAACACGCGCTCCCAGCCCTTGCGGCCAGCAAGGCTCAGGTGCGTTGCGTCATGCTCGATCGCCCAGCGCTCGCAGGCCGGGTACATCTCGTTCACCAGCTCGGCCATGTCCCCGCCGGCCAGCCACATGTTGAGAACCTTGGCGCGGGGGAAAAACCACCACTGGCACACCGCCGCAGCCTGCTTGCCCGGCCAGAAATGCGCGTTGTGGGTCGCGATCTCCTGCTCGACATCCTCGATCGAGTAGAAGCCGCCATCGCGCTTCAGCGCATCCTCGATCCAGGGGCGGCAACGCTCCCATTCGGCGCGGATGCTCAACTGAACCACGCGCCGTCCTGCGTGCAGTAGTAGGTGGTCGTGGTCCCCGCGGGTTGGGAAACGCCCGTGCCGGTGGCCACGCCATTGATCGTGTCGGGCGAGGTTCCGAACACCTGAGCCGCGTTCGCGCCCTTGTTGATCACCGTCTGTTTCAAGCCCGCCTCGGCCGGCATCAGGAGCAGGCTGTCGGCCGCGCTCGCAACAGTCCCGATGTGGTTGATTCGCGCCGTCAGCGCCGTCGCGCTCGCCTGGCCGCCTCCGGCATGGGCCGTGATCCCGTGCGCGAAGGTCTCGAACAGGCGCTCGCCGTTGACCAGGCGGACATCCTGACCCGACTTCAGCACCCGAGCATCGTTGCGCTCGATCTCGGCGTTCAGCCGATTCCCCCAGTCGTTGAAGTCGCCTTGCGGCGGCCGGGGCAGCCTCACCGCTCGCCCGCCATCCGGAAATCAAGCCGGGGAATCCCGACCCGGAAGTCAGCCGCTGCGGCTGCCGTGAGCCTCATGCGCGCCTCTCGGCCGGAAACCCGAAGCCCCGTAGGGTTGGCCATCGTATAAGGCCCCCAGGTCGTCTCTGGCCCCGTGGGAAAGAACCGCGTGTAGAAGGTCGCGTTGACATCCCCGACCGTCAGGCTGTCGGGGACCATCTCCACGATATCGAAGACGTGGGTGCCGTTGTGGAGGCCGTTGAGTACGTCACCGGCCGCGGTCTGATCCACCTCGATCGGGCCGCTCTCGGCGTAAGGGGTGGATGCGCCCGAATAGGAGAATCCCGTCTCGTGGGTCCAGCTCGCCCCCGATGAATCGACCATGATCGGGTTAGTGAACAGCGAGGCTTCCACCCCGCAAAGCCGGACGAGCGAACCGATCGCCCAATGGTTCTCCCGGTAGTTCCAGGTGACGTAACTGTCGATCTCGACGCTCGTCCCCGAGGGATAGAACCAGGTGAACTCGCCGAAGGTCGAGTTATGGATCGCCCACACTTTCGACCGCTGCGTCTGGTTGAGGCGGGAGAAGACGTAATCCCCAACGTCGCTCTCGACCGCCGAGACCGCGCCGTCGTACTTCCAGAACCCACTGAGGCTCATCCAGGCGACCAGATCGCCCGAGGTCGCGAACCCCGCCTGACTGATGATGCCGCAGTCCTCGCCGACCACCTGGAACGAATAGACGAGCGGCAAGCCGAGATAGGTGGCAAGATGAACGTCGGTGGAGGTGAAGAGCAGCGTTCCTGAGCGGGTGCGAAGCCCGCACATGAGTTGCCCCGGCGTCTGAAGCGCATACGAACGGGCTTGGTTGGTCGCTGAAGGCGTCCAGCTTGTCGTGCTCGACTGATCCGGCCACTGGATGTTTCGGGGGTCTCCGCCGGCCCCGAGGGCGAAGATGAAGCCCTCTTGAGTGACGCAGACGCCCCGGCAGCTGGTCGGCGAGCCGGAGCATTGAGCGGCGACGTGCGAGGTGTTGAGGTCCCAGCTGTAGATCTTGCCGTCTTCGGCGTTGCAGGCGATCGGCGTCTGTTCGAGGGTGTCGAGGCTCCAAACCGTGGCCGGAAGCAGGATGTTCGATCCCGAGCGGGGATCGCCATAGGTCCCGGTTCCGTAGGTGCTGTTGCCGTAGCCTGCCGCGTTGGTCGCATCGGCCCGGCCGGCGGTGAGGCCGGCAGGCGTGATATCGCTCATGCCGCCCGAGCGGTCGAAGACGTAGAGGTGGTTGTGCGTCCCCACCATCAGCCAGAGCAGGCTGGAGCTATCCAGCCAGTCCATGGCCCGTCTCGGGGCTCCAGTGACGGTGGAAGCCGAGAACGCCGACCAGCCGGCCCAAGGTCTCAGGGTTCCCTCGAACCAGCGCATGAGGTTCGAATCGTACCAGCGGCCCCTGGCCTGATATTGCGTGCCGTTGCGCCAGATGCCCGGCTGGAAGGCGAGCGGGACAAGCATGGCTAGGGCGCGACGTTCTTCCAGGTGTAGCCGGTGCTCGCCTGGGCGGTTGCTCCCAGCCGATCCGTGACGGTGCAGGTGTAGGTGGCGCGCGCGGTCACCCCGACCGAGACGCTACTGACGCTGATGTCGGTCGTGGCCGAGGTCGGCGCCGAGGAGGCCCAAGAGGCCCCGCCAAGGTCCAGCACCTTGGCCCAGGAATAGGTGTAACCGCCGGCCCCGCCCGAGGCCGTCGCGGTGTTATTGCCGAAGTCGTGCGACGAGACGTTGGTGCTCGCGCCAGTGACCGTGGCGCCGGCGCTCAGGGAGACGCTGAGGACCGTCCCGAGTTCCAAGACGGCGGCCACGGCGCCGCTCATGTCAGATCGCCCTTGATCCACCACTCAGTGGATTTGACCTTCTCCAGCACGAAATTGCCGGGGCCTGTGCAGGTCCGCGAGCCGGTGGAGTTCGAGGGAACCCATCGGATGGTGTCGCTCGAGGAAATCGTCACCGTCGCGCCCGCATCAGCAGCGCCGGGCAGAACCGTGCCAATCGGATAGGCAACTGAGGCGTTCGTCGGGACTGTGAACGTCGCGGTGGCGGTGAAGAAGACACGCTTGCCGCGGTCGGCGGCTACCGCCGTGTAGTTCCCTGACTGACTGTTCTGCGGCAGACCCATGTAGCCCGCTTCAGTGGCGCTCATGGTCGCGAGCGGGCCGGTCAGGTCGATGCCGGCCGAGGCCGTCACCTTCCCGTTCATCGTCTCCGTGCCTGAGTGGGTGTTGTTGCCCGAGAAGGTCAGGTTGCCGTTCAGCAAGCCGAGCGTGGCGCCAGACGTGCCCGTGTTGACCGTGGAGGCCGTTCCCAGGCCCGACACGTCGGTGTTGGCGATGGCCAGCAACGTCTTGACCTGCGAGGCCGTCAGCGCCGTCGCTGACGCCGAGCCGCCCGAGTTGTTGCCAAGGATGGTGTTGTTGGCGATCGATCCCAGGACGGCGTTGGACGTATCGACCATCTGCTTGGTCGAGCCGTTGATCCGGACGAAGAAGCCGCTTGTGGTGGTCCAGGCGTCGCCGTTGTTCGGTGCGCTGGGCGCCGCGCCGTGAGGGATGTTGAGCCCTGCCCCGCCCGTCGCCGAAGCCAGCGTGTTGGCCGCGCCGTTGAAAGTGACGGCGCCGGTGTGAGTGGTGGTTCCGGTGACGGTGAGGTTGCCCGGCAGCGTGATCGTCGTGCCGTTGATCTCGATCGCCTTGGAGCCGCCTCCGGCCAGACCCCAATCGTTGGTCCCGATGTAGTAGAGGCCGTTGTCCGTGTCGCCCGTGAAGGTGAGGGCGGGCGCGCCGACCGTACCGGCTGCGAGGATCAGCGCGCCGGTCATCGTGCCGCCGGCTTTGGGGAGCGCCGCGTTGGCCGTCGTCTGGACGCTGAAGAGCGTCGAGTCGATGGAGTCGAAAATCGTGTTGAGCTCGGTCCCCCAGGCGTTGTTGTCGCCGGAGACGATCGGCTTGCCCCACGAGAAATTGGTAGTCGGCGTCGTCATGCGGCTACCTCAGTTCCAGGTGGTTCCGGTCGGGGGGACGACGGTCCAGGGATCGTCGTCCGGGTTCTGCTTGGTCCAGGTCGCGGCTCCAGGTGACTGCTTTGACCAACTGTCGGCGGCAGGCTGTTGCGTGGTCCAAACCGCGCCTTCGACCGGGGACCGCCACCAAAGGCTGTTGAGCGCCTGCTGAACCCCGTCGAAGACAACGCCGCCAGCCCAGCTCAGCGGCCCCTTGAGATCGCCTGGAACACCAAAGGCTGCTTCGGTGATCGAACGGACATCACCCGCACTCACCAAGAGCTGCGACCATTCGATGCCCGATCCAGACGAACCTGCGGCGACGACGATGCCAAACCACTCGATTGGGCCGACAAGATCAGTTGCGAGGCCACTGCCGAACGCCAAAGGCCCTCCCAGGCCCGAGGGAAGGCCGCTGGCGGCTTCGACCCGAGCTGCGGCGTCTTGCAACACTGAAGCGCCCCAAGCCGCTCTGGCGGCATTGTCGGCCGTTGCGCTTCCCAATGCTTCGGATAGGCTGACGCTATCAGCAACGAGGCTCGCGCCCCATTCGAGGGGCGACAGCGCGTCAAAATCGAGAAACAGCGCCCCACCGAACTCGACAGGCGCCCGGTCGTCGGCCGGCGCCGTCAGCGCGAACTCAATGGGCGGGGCGCCGTCCGCTGGGGTTCCCCTTCCCGTCTCTTCAGGAAACCCCAGATCGAAGCGCTCGCTAAGGCCGAAGTCGTTCGGCGAAGCACCGTCGATCAGCACGTTCCCGAGCCAACTGAACGGGCCGGCAACGCCGCCAAAGGCGCCCGCACCGGGCTCGACGGGGCCTTTCAGATCAAAGGGCTCGCCTTGGCCGAACTCCGGGCGCGAGCCCGCGTCAAAGATCGCCCCCTCGCCGAAGTCGAGCAATGTCGTGCCATCCGCCTTGGCGATCGTCCACCATTCCGCGCGCGTGATGACATCGCTGGCGATGCCCCCGCCAAAGTCTGTTGGGCTGCCATTGTCGAAGGTGACGCTGGTGCCCGCTGACGCGCCCTTGAAGGTGTAGACGTCGCAGGCCCAGTTCCCGCTCGTGATCGAGGGGTTGTATGTGACGGTCGTGGTTGCCGACACGATGTCGTAGCCAACGTGAAGCCTGCGGTTGTTGGAGCCGTTGACGGTAGCCAGGCTGGTGAAAGCGGCGTCTTCGGTGCCGAACGCAGTGCTATAGGTCGCCACACATCCGATGATGATTTCGGAGGCCTGCGCCAGGGTGCCCGTGGCCTTCGAGGGACTGGTCGAGTTGCCGCTCGCGAGCGTGCCGTTGACGTCGAGCGGAGTGGAGGCAAGTCCGGTGATCACGGCGGCGATGATGTTCGCACCAACCGCGCCGCCGGTTGTCGTGTAGCTGGCGGTAATCGTCCCGCCGTTCGGGAGGTCGTTGGCCGAGCTGTTGCAGTAGAACGCCTTCATCGCGCCGTCGCTGGCTGCGAAGGTTCCGCCGTTCAAAGCGGTGTAGGTGTTGCCGGCGCTGTCGGTGACGGTGATCGAGGAACTGGCCGAGCTGAACGCCCCGAGGCCGACCAGCACGAAGATGTAGGAGCCGACCGGGCTGTCTTGGGTGGTGGTGACGCTAAAGGACGACGCGTTGGTGCTGGTCCCCGACGCGATCAGAGTCGCGGCGATCGCCATGGCCTACACCTGGACGGCGTTCGGGAAGTCCGCGATTGCGTTGGCGATGAGCCACTTCTCGGCCGCATCGAGCTCGCCCTGAGCCGTCGGCGTGATGATCGGCGAAACCTCGTAGTGCAGCACCCGATACGGCTGCGCGCCCTGCAGCTGGCGTTGCAGGTTGTCGCGCCAGGAATAGACGATCAGGTGCGTCAGTCCGTCCAAGTAGCGGTGATGGATGCTGACGACCGTGTGCAGCACGCAATTGCCGTAGCCGGTCTGGACGGCGGAGGTAGTAAGGGCCATCTCAGGTCGTCTGCCCCGTCGCCCGCATCGTTTCACTGGTCTTGGCCGGTGCGAGTCCCGCCGTCAGCGTCAGCCGCAGCCAAATCCCTTGCGCTCCGGCGCTGTTGGGCGCCGCCCCTGAAGGGAGGTTCTGAGGTGACGGGACATTGATCGTCTGCGGCGCGGTTCCTGAGGAAAACGAAGTGATGCCCGAGGCGGGCGCCGTCTGTCGATTGGCGACCGTACCGGAGTCGTTCAGCGAGTTGGTCAGCGCAAAGTCGAGCGTGCCTGACGACGGGTCGGCCTGCTTGAGGATCGCCGCCACGGTCAGCGCCGTCGCGGTGTTGTTGTTCACCGCGAAAATCTTCTCGTAGTACAGCCGCGTCGAGCCGCCAGGCACGTCGGAGGCGGCGTTGTAGAACGGCCGGCGCACCTCGGTGATCTGGTTCGGCGAGAGGTCGAACAGCATCCCCTGATGCACGTCATAGGTCGTGGTGTTGTCCGGCACGGTGCCGAAGTCGCGGTTGAGCGCCACGATGTCGGTCCCGAGCGAGGAATCGACGCTGACGATCTCGCGCAGCTGGAAGTTCACGCCCGAGGGCGTGTTGTTGGTGATCCGAACGATCTGGCCGACCGCGACCGACGCCTTGTCGCCCGACTGGAGCTTGATGACCGGCGGCGTGGTGCCCGTGCCGTTCGCTGAGCCCGTCTGGCAGGTGTGGGCGCTGATGACCTTCGTGTGGCTGATCGCGGCGATATCGCCCACAGCCGTCGTGCCGCTTGCCACTCCCTTCAGCAGTCGCTCGAACGATTGCGAGCCGGTGACGACCGTCGTGCCGTTGAGGGTCTTAGCTTCGGTGACGATGACGCCCGTCGAGTCTCGGCCCGAGATGGTGATCACCGCCGCCGTGTCGGACGCGGAACTAGACACATAGTCCATTGTCCCGGCCGAGGTCGGGTCGGAGAAATCGATCTTCTTGGCGAAGCTGACCGCGCCGCCCGTGGTGCTGCCGTCCACGTCGGGCATGTTGGCCGAGCCATAGAACTTCACGTCCGACCAGCTTTTGACGCTCATCCCCTATCCCCTCAGATCACGAGCGAGGCTTTAGGCTCCAGTCGAGCCCCGAAGCTGTCGCGTTTGTCGGCCTGCTCGATCTCGGAAAGCGCCGCTTCGAAGAGCGAAGCCCATGCCGCGGCCCGCGCGTCCTTCACGTAAGGCGTCGCCTGTTCGAGCGCGCCGTAGAGGTAGGCGTCGGGCCATGCCGCCAAGAGCCAGTTCGACGTGTTGCTGACGCTCAGAGCCGGCGGCTTGGCGTAGTAGATCAGATAGACCGAATAGCTCTGATCGGGGACCGGGGAGAACTCGAACGAGCCCCCGACCACGGCATAGCATTTCGGCTGCCCGCCGGGCGTGTCGGTGAACTGCTTGCGCGCCGCCATGGCGTCCGGGGCGATGCAGTCGAGCACGTAGGTCCCGGTCGCATCGTTGGCCGGCGTCAGCTTCATGCTGATAGGAGCGGCAAAGTCGGTCGGCGTCGTCTCGAACTCGGCCCCGACGCTCGCCGTCGCGCTCGTCACCATCGCCTGCACCCGCAGCCTTCGCGCCATCTTGGCTTCGGCCAGGGTGATGAAGGTCGGGACCTGGGCGTAGAGGTCCGGCCGATTGAGGAAGTCCCCAATCGTGCTCTGGAGCCCGGCGTAGTCCATCTATCAGGCCGGCGTCGGCAGGGCCGGAGCCGGGCTATCCTGCCCATGCGGGGCATTGGCGCCCCGGAACGGCGGCTGGAGCCCATCGCCGAACGCGGTGCGGTTGTCGCTCGCCAGCAGGTCCTGGATCGCCGCCGTGTAGAGTTGGCCCCAGGACGCCAGCCGAGCATCGTCCTTCAGGTACGGCGCGGTCTGGAGGAGCGAGCCGTAGAGGTAGATATCGGGGTGCTTGGTCAGCAGCCAGTTGGTGGTCTGCGAGCCCGAGAGCGCCGGGAGCCGCTGGTAGTACACGAGCTGACAGGCGAACGTCCCCGAGGGCGCCGGGCAGGTCTCCAGCGTGGTCCCGATGATGGTCCACATGAAAGGCGTGCCGGCCGAGGCGTAGTTGAGGTTCCGCTGGGCCCTCAGGCCCTCGGGCTTCTCATACCGAAGCGGAGCGTTGCCGCTCGGGAGCTCGAAGCTCACCACACCATTGAAGTCGCTCGGCAGGTTGGTGGCCGCCGAGGAGACGCTGAGCGTCGTGGACGCCATCATGTCCGCCACGCGGATGCGGCGGTTGATCTGGTTCTCGGCCAGGGTGATGAAGGTCGGGATCGCCGAGGCGAGGTCAGGCCGGTTCAGGAATTCCTGGATGCTGGCCTGGAGACCCGCGTAAGTGCCGTCAAGGGCCATGGGTTAGAACCTCCCCGGCGCGGTGCGCAGGTAGCGATATTCCGGATCGTTGAGCTTCTGTTTCAGCTTGTCGGCGCAGGCCGGATCGAGGGCGTTCCAGCCCTCGGTGACGAGCCAGTGGTGGATCAGCACCATCGGGATCGAGGCGACCCGCCGCATGGTGCGATCCGGGTTGTAGCCGTCGTTGTGGGTCGCCTGGGCCTTGTTGTGCTCCAGGATGTCGTCGGTGTCCTGGAAGCTGACGATGCTGGCGTTTCCGTCCCCGTCGTCGCGCCAGTAGTGGCGCACCCCGAACGAGGAGCGGAAGAAAGGATCGAGGCTCATTGAATCTCGACGTAGCCCCGTCGCTCCAGCCCCTCGGCGATCTCCCTGGGCGCCTTGAACACATCGCCCCGGTCGAACGTCAGGTCGCCGACGCCTTCGACGTGCTCGCCCGTGGAGATCATGTTGTCGCCCAAGGGCAGGACCCGGCATTCCACCTGGTCGGGCGTCTTCGGCTTGGCGGCCTGGAGGTTCTTGGCCTCCATCGCCTTGGCTTTGCGGCGCGCAGCTTCGGCGCGGGCGGTCTCTTCGTCGGGCGTCAGGGCTTTGGGCATGGAACCTCGAAAGGGAGCGGCCCGACCAGCGGGGGCTGATCGGGCCTAGTTAGGCTCAGCCGTGGAGGGCGCCGGCTGGGCTTACGTCAGGTCGGCCACGACGCCGATCGCCTTCTCGTTCTTCACTTCCAGCGCTTTTTCCGCCGTTAGCATGAACTTGTCGGCGTCGCCCGTCTTGGCGAGCGGCGTGGTCTTGACCCCATCCAGGGTGGAGACGGCCACCATGTCAGGGTCGATCAGCAGGCAGTCGCGGGTAAGCCCGTAGGCGTGCGGGATCAGCGCGAGGTTGCCGAAATCCGACACGTACACATCGGCCGCGCCGATGATCGTCGCCATCTTCGAGCCCGGCGCGTCGCGGCGGATTTCCGCAATGCCGGTGAAGCCGGAGAAGATCTGCTTGTGCGTGCCGCCCATGTACGCCTGGGAGAACTTCGCCCCGTTGTTGAAGCCGGTCACCAGGACCGCCTTCAGCAGCGCCTCGGTGAAGGTCCGCTGCGTGCCGTTGCCGGCTGCCGAGACCACGCCGGTCGAGAAGCCGCCGTTCGTGCCGGTGGCGCCGCGGGAGGTGTTCGAGGTCGCCCAGGCCAGCGTGCCGGCCGTCCGTCTCGGCGTCGAGCCCGACTCGTTGTTGGACGCGAAGTTGCCGATGAAGCGCTTTTCCATGTCCCGGCGCAGTTCGAGGCCCTTGAGGACCTTCTGCCGATCCATTTCGTCGGCGCGGCCGGCGAGCTTGACCTGCCCTTCCGTGCGCGAGACGCCGCCGGTCTTGCGGAAAATCTGGCAGTAGGTGCCGACGCGGGTGGTCAGGTTCGGCGCGTCCAGCGTCGCCACGTCGTCGCCTTCGAGTTGGGCGTTGGTGGCGTCCGCCGCGGCCAGGCTTTCCGTCTGCCATTCGTGGAAGACGGCGCTCGCCTTGGTCGAGCGGATGTTGTTGATGAAGGGGGTCTCCTCGGGCACGACGCGATAGATCATGTCCTCGAGGTCTTCACGGGCGCCGATGTTGGTCAGCGCCGTGACGGTGTTGGTAGGTGCAGCCATGTGGCTATCCTCTGCGCGCTCTGAGCAACGCCACGGCGTCGTCCACCTTGCCGGTCTGAGCGAGCCGGCGGGTCAACGTCTCGACGTTGCGTGATTCAGCGCCGCGCTGCGGCAGCGCCGCCGTGGGTCGGCGGGTCGCGGCCGGAGCCGGCGCGGGCTTGGGCTTGGGTTGCGACTTCAGGCTTTCCTGGAGCTTGTCCCACTGCATGGCCTTGTGAGCCATGGCGAGCTGCTGGGCCGAGACGTAAGGGAGGTCGGCAGGCGTCGCCACCCCGGTTTCGACCGCCCATCGCATCACGTCGCGCTGAAGGTCCGGCCCCGTCTTCGGGTCGGCCATCTCGGGCGCGATCTTCTGCAATGTGGCGAACTGCTCTTTGCGGAACTCTCGGTGCGCCAGTTCCTTGGCTTGCGACTCCTTGCGGATCAGCTCGCCGAGTTGCTGTTGCTCCTGCTCGTATTGGACCTTGAGCTTGAACGCCTCGTCCGCCCCGTACTCCTCGGCGATCTTCGTCCAGTCGGGGGCGTCGCCCCAGCGGCTCTGGAAGGTCTTGAGGGCTTGGGGAAGGAACTGGCTAAGCTCTTCCGATAGCGTCTTGACCTGGGCCAAGTCGGCATCGGCGGCCTTGCGGACCTCCGCAGCCTCGCGCTGGGCGGTGCTGACGGCGGTGTTCCGCTGGGTCTCAAGTCCGGAAAGATACTCCTGAAGCTCTCGCGGCAGCTCCGACCATTTGGTCTTCGCGTCCGCGTCCCAATTCGCAGGGGGGTCGATTACGGCCTGAGGGGCGTCCTCGGGCGGCTCTACTGCCTCTTCGGGCTCACCGTCGCTTACGGGCTCTTCAGCCGGCGCGTCGGTGTCTTCGGCCGTGGGAGCGGCCTCGGATTCTGGTGTGGCCTCAGCCGGCGCTTCTTCCTCGATCACCGGCGGCGGGTTCGCGGCGAGGAAGCTCACGGCTTCGGACACGGAAAGGGGAGCGCTCGCAGGCGTTGCGGGCGCGGCTTCTTCAGCCATCGATCACCTGATGTTTAGCGCTTCAGCGCTGCAATCCGTTCTGCGAGAGGATGATGCGGATATTGGCCGCCTCGCCCGCATCCACCGCGGCCATGAGCGCATCGCGCACGGCCTTCAGCGACTGCATGGCGAAGAACAGCTTCTCCCGAACTTGCGTCTCTTCCACGCCGGACGTGAGCCAGCGATCCATCATCCCGGCTTCCAGCCTGGCGAAGTAAGGGACGACGGTCTCCAGCGCGTCCCTGGCCTTGCGCCCGGCCTCGATCTCCTCGTGATCGGTCATCCGGGCTGTCCGCCGAACTCGACTTCACCCACGCCCGTATCAACGTCGGTGGTGTTGACCTTGCCCTTGTTCGCGATCCGGTCGGTCTGAGCGTCGAGAGCGATCTCCACCCCTCTCAGCTTGGCTTCCATCATCAGCTGCTCGCGCTTCAAGGCGAGCTCGGCGAGCATCTGCCGCTCCTTGAGCGCGATCTCGGCCTGATTGCGCTCGCGGCTCAGCTGAAGCTCGTTGGCCAGCTTCTGCTGGGCAAGCTCGTGGTCGCTTTGCGCCTTCATCTGGTCGTTGAGCGCCTGGGCTCTGGCCTTGCCGCTCTCGATCTGAAGCTGGCCTTGCGCCTTGATCACTTCCGGGTTGGGCTGCGGCTGCTGAGGCTGCTGCTGCTCGCCCGGATCGGTGACGTACTGTTCGGCGCCCTTGAAGCCCAGCTTCTCCAGCCAGCGCAGCATCAGCGCGTAGATGTTCGAAGCGGTGACCACCGGGCCGTTCAGCCCCTGCTGAGCGGTCACGATCTGTTCGAACGCCGGCATGATCGCCTGGATGGCCGCGATGTCGTGCTCTCGCCCAGCGGCCCCCAAGCCGACCTGGATGGTCATGTCTGAGCGACTGCCCCACTCGGTCGGGTCGATCGGGACCCACTGGCCCCGGAGCCTGACCGTCGCGGCCTGCGTTGCGTTCTCCCTGAGCATCGCGTGGATGCCGATGTAGGTGTCCTTCAGCAGCGTCTCGGCCAGGATGCGCGCGATCAGCCTCACCCGCTTCTGCGCCGCGCTCATCAGCGCCAGGGCGCCCGTGGCCGTATCGTGCAGCGTGTTCGGATTGAGCCCTTGCGCGTTGCGGACGATGCCTGTCCGGCCCTCAGCGACGGTCGAGAAGTATTCCAGCGCCCCCGGCGCATCAAAGGCCAGGCCCGGTCCACGGATCGGCTCCACGCCGCCCTCGCCCCTGACCCGGATCGGCATGTTCGGCTCGTTGCGCATCAGGTCGGAGAGCGTGAACGCGCCCATCTTGGTCTCATCGACCACCATGCGCTGGTTGAGCGCGAAGTAGCCGCTATCCAAGAACATCCGCGTCAGCGCGGTCTTGATGCGCTGGATCTCCAACAGCTTGTCGGCGACGCTTTCGCCATAGAAGCGGTGCGCGACGATGTAGGGCGTCCCGGCTCCGAACGGGATCGCGTTGACCTTGGCCTTGTCGAGCAGGATGGTCTCTTCGGCCCCGGTCACCACCCGCCAGAGCTGGAGCCGGTCTCCCTGTCCGATCCGCACGAAATGGGTGACGATCTCGACCTGACGCAGGTCCCCAACCTCGCCCGCCGTTCCTTGACGCTGCTCGGCGACGGTATCTCTGGCCTGAGCCGTCACGCCGTCGTTGTCGGCGCCCCACATCGGCAGGGCGCGGACCTTTTCCGCGTCCATCCCATCGGCGATCAGGTCTTGCACCCGAGGGCGCGACCGCATCGCGCAATAGGTGGCTTCCGAGAGGAACACCGTGTCCCGCGCAACGGTGAAGTCTTCCGGCGGAACCGCCTTCAGGCACACCCGACCGCCCGGCTTTACGACCGTGAAATCATAGGTCGGATCGGACTGAGCGTTGGCCTCGTCGTACCCATCGGAGACCTTCAGGTCCTCGATCTGCGCGCCCTGAGCCTTCAGGAACGCGACCGTCATCGCGTCCTGGCCGGTGAACTCCTCCCGGCTCTCCCCCTTCTTGGCGTCCCACCACCAGGTGATGACGCCCGTCTTGGTCAGAAGCGCGTCCTTCAAGGCCGAGTAGATGGCCAGGAACCCGGCGTTGTCGCTGAAGACGACGTGCTGGAGGTAGTCGGTCTCCTGCTGGGCCTTCTTCTCATCGTCGGGGTTCGTGGGCGTGAACGCCAGCACGTCATCCCCGCCGGTGAAAATCTCCATCAGGTCCGGCAACACTGTCTCGATGGCGTCAGCCACATCCGTGCTGATCGCTTTTGAGCGGTTCTCCAATGCCGGAATGTCCGGCATCTCGCCCCGATAGTAGTTGAGCGCCTTTTCCCGATCGCCGACCAGGACCGAATCCTGGTCGAAGCCGATCGAGGCCCGGCGCTCGGTCTGGACGATGGAAAGCAGCTCTGAATCGTCCATACGCGGGATACCCGGTCAGGTCGTCAGACCGGGATTTCCTCGTAGAGCATGGAGAGGTTGGCCACCAACGTGGACGCCGTGGCGCTGGCCGCGATCGAGGCGAAGTAGCCAGGCGGGACCACGAAGACGCCGCCGATGTCGATCCAGGCCGTGCCAAGGTTATCCACCGTCAGGGCGCCCGTATGCACGTCGCCGAACGGATGGAAGAAGGTCCCCGCCGCCGAGGGCGTGCCGACGCGATAGACCGAGCATTGCCCGGTCGGACCGCCCAGGAAGGTGTTGGTCAGCGAGTCGATCGCCGTGGTGGAGGTCGGCGCATTGGTCGCGCCGCCGGTGAGGCCGAGCGAGGCCGCGACGGTCGAGACCACCGAGACGCCGCAGCTGACCGCCAGGATCGCCGCGTTCACGCCGCTGGTGGGCGGGTTGTAGAGCAGCGGGCCGCCGGTGCCGGCCGCAGTCGAGAAGATCACCGGCGCGGTCACGATCGCGTTGGCCATGTAGACGTGCTTGCGCAGCGCCTGCTGGACGTAGCGGCCGTGGAGCTCGCTGGAGAGCTGCGCCCCCTGGCGGTCGAGCGCGACTGGAGCGACGACGCCGGACGCAAGGTTTTGCTCCCCGACCGCGCCGAAGGTCGGGCTCAGATACTCTGCCATGTTGTGATCCTTTCAGGATGGTACTGAACGGGTCAGACGACCCCGATCCTCGGAAGCTCCAGCTTCTCGGCTTTCTTCAGCGGCTCGTCGTAGGCGACGCACATCAGCCCGAAGGCGTCGGCGCCATGCGAGGCCCAGTCGTGCTCCGGCCCCAGGCCAACGTCGCGCTGCTCGTCCTTGCGCTCGTGGTAGGCTCCCAGCGCGTCTCTGCCGGCTTCGGTCGGCTCGGCGTTGAACCAGATGCGCGGGAAAAGCCGCCGTGCGGCCTCGATCCGCATCATCGCGGCGCCCTTGCCCTGGTTCTTGATCACCGTCACGTCGAAGCCGGCGTCTCGCCAGTGATCCTCGTATCGCTTGCCGGTGACGTTGTTCTCGTTCACCCCGTCGTGAGGCAGGAAGACCAGCGCATCGCCGTGGCCGCGTTTCCGAAGCTCTGCAGCGTAGTAGCCAAGCACCTGGCCCTGGCCTTCGATGTAGTCGAGCACCCGGATTTCGCGGTCCACGAACTGGACGATCCAGATCGCCATGGCGTCGGCCGAAGCGCCCGAGCCGCCGATGTCCATGAAGGCCCGCTTGCTGATCATCGGATCGGCCGAGAGCCGGCAGATGCGTCCTTCGGCCTTCGCCTGGGCGAGCTGCTTGGCGAAGTAGGCGCCTTCGAAGACGGTGACGTAAGCCCCTTCCCAAATGTGCTCGTAGCGGTCGGGGTAGTGCTCCAGGTCGTGCTTGCGCTCGGCTTCGAGGACCTGGGGAAACCACGGGTTGTCGCGCCAATTGGCCTCGATGACGACCGAGCCCTCAGGGGCGCCGTGCCTCAGAAAACGGTCGATGGCGTCGGTCTTGCGCCTCGGGTTCCAGCTCGCCCAAATCTCCGAGCCTTCCTTGCGGATGGTCGGGCGTAACAGCGTCAGGCTGCGCTCGGAGAGCGTCTGCGCCTCCTCGATCCAGGCGCGGTCGAAACCCTCCAGCGACTTGATCGACTCGGCCGTGTGATCCTGCATCCCTTGGAACAGCATCAGCCCGTCGCCGGGCGTTTCGATGCAGTCGTTGAAGATGCGGAACTCGCGGCTTCGTTCGAACTCCCTGATCTTGTCCTCGATCAACAACTTGGCCGATTGGGCCAGCGTCTTCTGAACCTCCCGGATGCAGACCGTCCGAAGGCTCTTGTGGTAGAGGCTGTCCTCCACCAGCGAGCCGGCGAAGAAATGCGACTTGCCCGAGCCACGGCCGCCATGCGCTCCCTTGTAGCGAGCCGGGGCGAGTAGAGGCTCGAAAACCTCAGCGGTCGGAATTTCCAGAACGGACAAGCGTGCGCCTGATTTCGTGCAGGATCGGCGCGGCGTCTTGATCGCCGCCGATCAGCTGCGTGGGCTTTCCGTAAGCGCGATCGAGAAGCGAGTTGATCGCCGAGACGCGGGCCTGTTCGCTTTCCGCCTTGGTCGAGAGCCTGGCGAGTTCCTTCAACGCCGCCGGAGCGTACTGCTTGGCGATGTCTCTGACTTCAGCGGTCGCCTTGTTGGGCGTGCCCGGCTTGCGTCCTCCGGTTTTGGGCTGACCCTTTGCCGCCATGTCTAACCGGGTCTGACTTAGACCGCCTCAAAGCCCGATTCGGCGAGCGCTTCGTTCATCGCGTATTGGTAGCGCCGGAATTCGGCTCTCTGGTCATCCAATTCCAGCCAACGCGCCCGGTCGGCATCGGTGGCGAAATCCAACCGCAGAGCGCCCTGGGCTGGCTTGACCCATATTTGAGGGAAGCCGGTTTCTTTCTCGGCGTCTTCCCTCAGAAGGCGCATCTTCCGCGTCTCTTCCAAACTCAGTACCGGTTGTGATGGCGCTTGCCGCCGGCTCTGAGACGAGCGCGGGCGACGGCCTTGATGTGGTCTTCCTCGCCTTCGGAGATGTTGCCGGCTTCTTCGGAGCGAGTGGCGCCGGAGATGGCGAGACGGGCGTGCTTCTTGTCCTCCACCGGGAAGGAGCGCTTCGGTCCAGCAAAGTCCTTGCCGGGGAGCTTGTTGCGGGTCGCGGCTTTCATCAGGCGGCCTCGCGATCCGGCGTCGGCGCGAGGTAGAGCTTGCCTTGGAGAAAGGCCAGATACTGAGCGGCCACTTGAAGCACTGCACTCACATCGTAGCGGCCAGCATCATAGGGCGTCCCGAGCGGGCGACAGGCGTCCATCGCGTGCTGAAGCGCAATGGCGCGGAGTTCTTCGTTGCCTTCCATGACGACTCCTACGGATTCGGCGCTGCGTAGTCGATTTCCACGATCACCGTCCCGGCGGGGTTCGTTCCGCCGTTGGCGGCAAGCTGGAAGAACATCGCTTGGCTAGCCGGCCAGCTCGACCAGTCGGCGGCCGCGACTTGCGTGAGCGCCGTAGCGGCATTGGCGGTCTTCACGTCAGTGTCTGCGACATATTGCTGACCAGCGGCCGCGCTGCCGCAGCGCAGATTGATGTTGGTCGGCGAGCCGCTGAAGGTGGCAGTCGTGTAGTATCGCATCACCGCGACGCGCGAGCCTTCGGGCGGCGTGAAGGACGAGTCGGACACCGTGGCGCCAGCGGCCATGGTCAGCGTGATGTGCTTGGACGACTTCAGGCGCCCGCCGCCGCGGCGAGCCGTGATAAGTCCGTCAGCGGTCGCCATTGGCGGCTCCTGGGATCGAGATCAGCGATGTGGAGAAATCCGGCCGGGCGTCAGGCGCACCACGCCGAATGACCGTTGATGCCGGTGTTCGATTTCTTTTGTCAAGCTTCATGTGCTGAGCCCGTAGTGACGCGCCAAAAGCCGGCAGGCGATGCGGAACTCAACCTCGTAGGCCGCCGCGTCCTGCTGGTTGCCTTGGGCCAGGTCGCGAAGCGTCGAGCCCTTGCCTGCCACCTCGTCCATTAGCCAGATCATCGAGCCGTCGCGAGCGAGGCCCTTGACCCTGGCGCCTTCGAGGTTTTCGCGGGCTCGGCGTAGAGCTTCCATCGCTTCGGCCCCGGTTCCACCCG